ACGGAGGCTTTCGAGTGAGCGTCCGCATCATGACCGCAGTCTGGGCAGTAACCCTTGCCGACAGTGAAAAGCTTGTACTTCTTGCGCTAGCAGACTGCGCGAATGATGAGGGCGATTGCTGGCCGTCGATGGCTACGCTGGTGAAGAAATGCAGCAAATCAGATCGCACTGTCCAAGCCTCGATAAAAGAGCTTGTCAGCAAGGGTCACCTGACCCGCAACGAGGTTCCCGGCAAGGGCTGTAGGTACATCGTCCACCCCCGAAGCGACAACACCCCCGAAGCGGCTTCACCCCCGAAGCCAGCGACAGGAACCCCCGAAGCCGCTTCGGACAAACCATCAAGAACCATCAAGATACCTTCAGAGGGTAAACCCTCTTCAGGTAAGCGCGCGAAGGTTGCCGCTCACCCATTGCCAGCCAATTGGGAACCTCAAGAGTTTAGCCAAGGAAGCCAATCTCGTCGCATCGTCGATGGATGGCCACCGGGTGAGCTTGAGTTTCAAGTTGAGCTGTTCCGCGCTCACCACACCAAGAAGGCGGACAAATTCAGCAGTTGGCAGGACGCCTGGAAAACTTGGGCCTTGAACAGCAGGAATTTCGGAAATGGCAGATCAGGATTTCAGCAAGATAGCGGGGGGGGCATTGGCCGCACTCGGGCCGCAGCAATCGAGGTCTTCGGTAGTCCCGACGACCCCGCGTACCAGGCAACTCGCGGCTATGCGTGACGCCACGGCGGAATCGCTCAAGCCGGCCGAGACGGATGATTTCCGCAATCACCTGACGGCCTGCCTGATCCTGACCGCTCCCTCCGGCATGTCGAAGGAGGATCGCAACGAATGGCTCCGCGCTGCATGGCTCACCATCGGGCATCTGCCGGCCGATCTGCTCAAGCGGGGGTGTGAGGTTGCGCGCCGCACCGCCGGTCACCCGTCGAAAATCGTCCCAGCTATCCTTGGCGATGCCGAGGCTGAAATCCGCCGCCGCAAGCGCACGATCAGCGAATGCTCAGGCGACATCGAATTGATCGAAACTCAGATCCGCGCCGAGCTTGAGCAACGGGCCGCCGATGAGCGCGGACGCCAGATCGCCATGGCAGCCCCGAAGTCGCTCGCACCCCCGCCGAACCACAGTGGGCGACCGGTCAATCCGACCCGCGCCGACTATATCGCGATGGGTGTTGATCCTGCTGTTATCGACCAGATCGAGGCTGAAAATGCCCAGAAATCAGCCGCCTAACCCGCAACCAAAGAGAGGGATGACGATGGACTACAAGTATGATTGGTCAGATTATTGTTTGGCGGGGATCAATATCCTTTTCGCCGCGCTGATAATCTATTTCACCCTGCCAGCCCTGCTCCGTTTTGCGGAGAGGTGTTCATGACCACCCACACAGAACCCACGATGGTTGAGCTACTTGGGTCGCCAGCCGTCTGCGAGGGCTTCTACGGCGACTTCGGCGGGTCCAGGTATCTCCCGGTCGCCAGCTTCCCATTTTCGCACTGTACGGGCGTCACAGCGCAAAAGTGCAGCAAGCCCGGACTGCGTGAGGCCGAGCTGCTGGCGGAATGCTTTAAGTTGGTTGGGGGCCATGTTCGTCCAGAAGCTCAATTTCGGTCAGTAGCGGGTGATTCGAAATATCGACCTGCATACTCTGCAGCGCTTCTGCCAGCAAATAGTAGGCTTGCTGGATGCGGCGGTCTTTCCAGCCACCGCTTGCGGGCTGTTGAGGTTCACCAAGCATTGCGAGCCTCCGCATGACTGTCGTGGCGAACGATCCCGCTGTGCGGCACGAAGCTGTAGAAGCGATTAGAGGCCGGAGCCCAAAGGACATACAGGTCCGGGCGATAGTCGCCGGGGGTAGCCACGCGCTCTTTAACAACCAGCCCCTTGATGAAACCGACGTTTACAATCTGGCCGATTTCCCACTTTTGAGCGCTCTTGGTAATCATTCTACATTCTCCCGTGTCCGGTGGGCTGAGCCCGTTGCTGATGAACATGAGATAGGCCCACTGGGCCTATACGTCAATAGGAAAATGCAGGCGAATGGAAATTATTTTTCCGCCATCCTGAGCGAAGGGGAGGGGTGAACATGGGAAAGAGGGCGGGGGCGATCGAGCAGATTGCCGAGACACTGACGGCACGAAAAAACCGGGAGAAGGCAGAGCGCGCATCCCGCCGGCCTGTTGTGCAGGACGTGGCTGTGCCGATCGACGAGTTTACCGCGAAGCATGGGGACTATGCTCGCGACGGCACGAAGCTACGCAATCGAACGGTTGACGCTGTTGAGGGCTGGAGGGCACGCAATCTCCTAAGTGATCAGCAATACCGCGCGATCGAGTTGTGCCAGCGCCTGTGGCTCGAGGCCCACACCGAGCCAAATCAGGTGATGGACTATCTCAAGATCCCCGGTATGCCAGGAGGCACGGGGCTATTGCAGCAATACGCCCTCGATGATCTGGCATGGCTGAAGCATCGCATCCCGCTGGCCTATTGGGATGTTTTTGAAAACATCTGCCGGTGGAACATGTTGGCGCACATCGCGGGAGTGAAATTGGCCGATGGCAACCGAAGACGCAATGACCGCGCATTGCTTGTCGTGCAGTTTGTTGCCGATCTTGTCGCCGCGTGGAAAAGGTTGTGATTCAAAACCATCTTGACATGTACACGGGAACGCGGGCAAATAGACATGCTATTCGAATTGCGTCCGCAGCCGAAAGGAGAGCGGGCGTTTCTGTATCCGCTCCGGCGGACCCGTCACAACAGCGCCGCTCTTTCACTCTCCCATCCCAAGGGCAGAGCGCGGATTGTGACGGGCATTTTTTATGGAGAACGAAATGCCAATCGAGCGCGCTCTCGTGATCTGCATTCTCGTCATCCTCACCGTATGGCTCGCAACGCGCCTCTTCTGATGCAGGAGATAATCTGATGGCTCTCGACATCACCTATTACGAGGGGGCCGATCGCCAGACCGGGCAGTGTTACGGCCGCCAGATTTCGCGCGCTATCGTCACACTGTCTGGATCAAGCACCTCGCTTGGCGCGGTTCCTGATGGGGCCAGTATCGCACGATTTACACCGGGTGAGGCGTGCGTCATCTCGAACAATAACACCGCTGCAAGCGACACGAACGGACAGCCTCTTGCGCAGGGCGTGATCATTGATCTGAACGTGCCGCCAAGCGGCAAGCCATTTCTCGGTAAGACGGCATGACGGACGCTTTCATAAGCGAAGAAAAGCGGGATGAGCATGGCCGCTTTATCGTACCGCCCATTAGCCCTGGGAGGCCAAAGGGCGCACGTAATAAGCTTGGCGAAGAGTTTCTTCAGGACATGCTTGCCGATTGGTCTGAGCATGGCGCTGAGGCCATTGCCAAGACGCGGTCAGAAAATCCGGCAACCTATGTGAAGGTTGTTGCGTCAATCCTGCCAAGAGAACTCAACCTCAGGGTGAGCGAATTTGACGACCTTACAGACGATCAGCTCGCCAGACAGCTCGCCGCCATCGCCGCGCAGCTTGCAAATGCAGGCGTTGAAATTGGCGCGGGAGTTGGAGCGCCGGAAGCGACGGAGTCGCCTGAAGGATTACCGACCCTACAGTAAACAGCTGGAGTTTCACGCTGCCGGGTTGATCCACCGTGAGCGGCTATTCATGGCGGGTAACCAGCTTGGCAAGACCGTGGCTGGATCTGCGGAGTGGGCGACCCATTTGACGGGGCGCTATCCCGAGTGGTGGCCAGGCAGGAGGTTCGAGCAGCCTGTCCGCATGTGGGCCGCTGGTGAGACGCGTGTTTCGACGCGCGACACGATCCAAAAGCTACTAGTTGGCGAGCCGGAGCGGGAGGAGGAGTGGGGCACGGGGATGATCCCCGGCGACGACATCGTCGATACCTACCGCGCAATGGGCGTGGCGAATGCCCTCGACAGTATCACGGTCAAGAACCAGTTCGGCGGCACTTCGACTTTGCTGTTCAAGGCATATGAGCAAGGTCGGGGTAAGTGGCAGGGTGATACGCTCCACGGGGTCTGGTTCGATGAGGAGCCACCGCTTGACATCTACACCGAGGGCATGACGCGCACGAACGCCACGGACGGATTGGTGATGCTCACTTTCACACCGCTGTTGGGGATGAGCGACGTGGTTCAGATGTATCTGTCCGACAGCGATCTTCAGGCGATGAAATGAGTCGTCACGTCACGCGCATGACGATCGATGACGCGGAGCATTATTCACCTGAGCGACGCGCGGAGATCATTGCAAGCTATCCGGCACATGAGCGTGAAGCGCGAGCAAAGGGCATCCCAGTTTTAGGCTCTGGTCGCGTGTTTCCGGTTCCTGAAGAAATGATCAAGGTCCCCGCTTTCGCGATACCTGATTACTGGTCACAGATCGGCGGACTAGACTTTGGGTGGGACCATCCCACAGCCGCTACGAAGCTGGCTTGGGATCGCGACAATGACGTGATTTATGTGACGAACAGCCATGGTGCCAAAGAGCAAACACCTATCTTCCATGCCGCTGCGGTGAAGCCATGGGGTGACTGGCTTCCGTGGGCATGGCCTCATGACGGATTGCAGCACGACAAGGGATCGGGCGCCGCACTCGCTGATCAATACAAGGCTCAGGGCCTCAATATGCTTCCCGAAAAGGCGACGTTTGAAGACGGCGGCAACGGCGTAGAGGCGGGTGTCACCGATATGCTTGACCGGATGCTGACCGGGCGCTGGAAGGTGTTCAGCCATCTTGAGGACTGGTTTTCCGAGTTCAGGATGTACCATCGCAAGGATGGCCAGATTGTAAAGCTGATGGACGATCGGATTTCATCGTCTCGTTACGCGCTGATGATGAAGCGGTTTTCGGACACCCCCCCGGCAACACGCGAAGTATTCCCTCCACATGCAACAGGAGCCGGCGGATGGATGGGCTAGCTCTTGGCTGATAACATTCTCAAGGAGGCGCGCGACGCCTTCAGGGAAATCGACGCAAAGGAAAAGACTAACCGGGCGGACGCGCTCGCCGACATCAAGTTCGCCCGCATGTCGGAGCAATGGCCTGAGAGCATCAGGAAGCAGCGCGAGACCGACCCTGCTGGTCCACGCCCCTGTCTCACGATCAACAAGCTGGCCCCGGTCATTCGCCAAGTCGTCAACGATGCGCGTCAGAACAGGCCGGCCATCTCGGTGCACCCAGCCGACGACAAGGCTGATCCTGAGACGGCGGAGGTTATCGGCGGGCTGATCCGCAACATCGAACAGTCGTCCAATGCTGACGTGGCTTACGACACTGGCGTCGAGCATGCGGTGTCTGGTGGATTCGGCTATTGGTCGATCAATCTCGATTACAGCATGGACATCAGTTCGGCTGACGATCTCTCGTCTTACGGGCCATCGGCCTTCGAGCAGGACATCCGGATCAACCGGGTCTCCAACCCGTTCTCGGTCTACGGCGATCCATGGTCCGCCCAGGCTGACAGCTCGGACTGGAACAGCGCATTCGTCGTCGAGAAGGTCAAGAAGTCCGTCTACAAGCGCAAATATCCAGGCGCGAAGCTGACCGACTTCAGCGAAGCGATGTGGACCGGACTGGAAACGCCGTGGTTCACCGAAGATACGGTGCTTGTAGCTGCCTACTGGAAACGGGAGGAGGTGATCAAACAAGCGGTGGCGGTCGAGGGTGGTGACGATCTCGTCATGCTGGTCGAAGACTTCGAGAAGCTGCTAGCCGAACTTGGGCCCGAGATGGTCAAGGCCACGACGCAGCCCCGCCCGATCAAGTGTCACAAGGTCACGCAGCACCTCGTTTCGGGCGTTGAAGAGCTTGAGAAGGTCGATTGGAAGGGGAAGTACATCCCGATCGTCCCGGTTTACGGGGATGAGGTTAACGTCGAGGGTGAGCGCTATTTCCGGTCGCTGATACGGGACGCCAAGGACTCCAACCGGATGTTCAACTACTGGCGCACGACCGCGACCGAGGTTGTCGCACTGGCGCCGCGCGCTCCGTTCGTCGGCCCCAAGGGTGCGTTCAAGAGCGATGCAGTGAAGTGGCGCACCGCGAACAGCCACAGCCACGCGTATATCGAATTTGACGGCAATGTAGCGCCGTCCCGCGAAGCATTCGCTGGCGTACCCGCCGGCATGATCCAAGAGGCCCTGAACGCCTCGGACGACATCAAGGCGGTAACAGGGATCTACGACGCCTCGCTCGGCCAGCGATCGAATGAGACCAGCGGCAAGGCGATCATGGCTCGCCAGCGCGAAGGCGACATCTCGACGTACCATTTCATCGACAATCTCAACCGGGCAATCCGCCACACCGGCAAGATACTGATCGACCTGATCCCCAAGGTCTATTCGACAGAGCGCATCATCCGCATTCTTGGCGAGGACGGCAAGGCCGACACCAAGCCGATCAACCAGCAATATGAAAAGAGCAAGGATCAGGAAGGCAACTCCCTGATGGCGATCCACGATCTTCGGGTCGGCCGCTACGATCTGACCGTCAAGGCAGGCCCATCGTTCACCTCGCGTCGAGAGGAAGCGGCAAGCCAGATGATCGAGTTGATCAGGGCATATCCTGATGCGGCTCCGGTCATTGGCGACCTGTTAGCAAGCAACCTTGACTGGCCTGGGGCCGACGAGATTGCCAAGCGGCTTGAAAAGATGCTGCCACCGCAGCTGCGTGATGAAGAGACCGGCAATATCCCGCCAGAGGTCCAGGGCCAGATGCAGCAGATGGGTGAGGCCATCCAGCAACTTGGCGAAATGCTTAAGGAGGCCAACGAGAAATACAAGCTTGAGCAGCAGAAGATCGACATCGACCGCGAGGATAAGGAAGGCCGTCGCGACATCGAATGGTTCAAAGCGCTGACCGAGGCTGCCGCGAAGGATCACGCAGCCGATCAGGCTGAGGCCAAGACCGGATTGGAGGCCGATCGCATCGGTCTCGAAGGCATGAAGACCGCGCACGCGGCGAACATGGCCGAGCAGCAAATGGAGCGCTCGGACATAGACGCCGAGCACTCACGCAACATGGATCAAGAGCGCTTCGGATTTGAGCGCGAACAGGCTGAACAGGCCGCACAAGCTTCCGACCCGGAAGGACCAACCGCTTAGGCGGAGTCGCCCCAACCCCTTGAGGTAATATGATTGAAGAACCGGCAGCCAATCCGGCGGCTGTTGCGGACGAAATCGTCACGCATACAGACCCGTTGGAAGCTCAAGCCCCCGCCGTGGGCGATACGACCACCGAAGCCGCTCCCGCGAAGGAAGCCGACGTTGACGAGCTGGACAAGCTCGCCGGCGTTGATCCGGCCAATCTGGAGCCGGAGCCTGTCGACGTGGAGTACGAAGGGAAGCAGTACAAGCTGCCGCCCGAACTGAAGGACGCCGTCCTCCGTCAAGCGGACTACACCCGCAAGACAACCGAGGTGGCGGAAGCGCGCCGCGCCGTTGAGGCGGAGCGTGAGCAGATCCAGGCTCTCGCCAACCGGTCTCAGGAGGAATTTCAGGCGCATGTGACCTTCACCCAGCTCGATGCTGCGGTGAAGCAATATGAGACGATCGACTGGGCGGCATGGATGCAGACCGACCCCAACGCGGCCAACGCGGCCCGGTGGGAGCGCGATGATCTTATCCGCCAACGAGACCAGATAGGCACCGCTCTTAACCAGCATCTTCAACAGAAGGCCCGGCAGCAAAGCGACGAGATCGCCAGTCAGCGCCGGCAAGCCATTGAGGTTGTTTCGAAGGAGCTACCGAACTTCAACGAAGTGCGCAGGCAGGAACTCGAAACCACGCTTGAAACGGACTTTGGAGCCCCGAAAGGGATAGGCTCCAAGATCACGGACGCGTGGGAATATCGCATCCTGCATTATGCGGACATCGGCAAGAAGTTCATCGAGCGCCAGCGTCAGGCCGCACAGGCGGCGCGGGCGCAGGCAGGCAAGCCCGCCGCGCAGGTAAACGGAAGCGCTGATGCCGGGAAAGCTCCCGAGCAGATGAGCATGGACGAATACAAGGCTTGGCGGGCGACCCAGTAGCCCAACCCCAACACCCACGCCGTGAGGCGTCGGTCTTCCCTCAGATGGAATTTTCAACATGAGCAATACAGTGCTGACGATCGACGTCATCGCCAAAGAGGCGCTGATGATCCTCGACAACGAACTTGGCGCCGCCAAGGCGGTTCACCGTGGGCTTGAATCCGAGTTTGGCGATGCCAAGAACGGCTTTGAGGCAGGCGATACCGTTTCGATGCGCCGTCCGACCGACTTCACCGTCCGCGACGGCCCCACCTCCACCAACCAGGATATCGTCGAGGGCAAGGTGTCCCTCACGGTCAACCAGCAGAAGGGCATTGATTTCGGCTTCACCTCGAAAGAGCTAACGCTGAACATCAAGGATCTGTCCGAACGGGTCATCAAGCCCGCGATGGTACAACTCGCCAACAAAATAGATTCCGACGTTCTGGCGCTCGCCTCGAAAACACCCAACTGGGTCGGAACGCTCGGCCAGACCATCAACAGCTTCGCCGACTTCTCGCTTGCGCCCCAGCGCCTCGACGAGCAATCGGTGATGTCCGAGGGTCGTTCGGCTTGGCTGTCGCCGGCGGACTTCTGGGGTCTCGTGAATACCCAGACTGGCCTGTATATGCAGGACGTCGCCAAGGGAGCTTACCGCGAAGGCGATCTCGGCAATCTTGGTGGTGTATCGACCAAGATGAGTCAAAACGTCCAGTCGATCACGACGGGAACGCGCGCGGGATCTATCCTGATCGACCTGAGCATCACAACCTCGACCACAACCTATGCGTCGGTCAAGGACACGATGGTCCAAACGATCCACATGGACGCGTTCACCAACGCGACGGATACGATCAAGGCCGGCGAAGTGTTCACGATCGCGGGCGTCTATGCCGTCAACCCCGTGACTAAGGCCACGCTGCCTTGGCTCAAGGAGTTCACGGTGGTTTCCGACGCGACGTGCGCGTCAAATGAGACCGACGTGATCATCTATCCGGCGATGATCTGGAGCGGTGCGTTCCAGAATGTGGCGGTGGTGGGGGTTTCTGACCTCAACAACCAGGCTGTCACCTTCAAGGGCTCGGCATCGACCACCTACCCCATGAACGTCGTGTTCCACAAGAATGCGTTCGCTCTGGCGATGGTGCCGATGATCTCGCCGCCGGGGGCGACGCAGGTCAGTCGCCAGTCCTACAAGGGGACGAGCGTCCGCCTCATCCCAACCTATGACGGCACCAACGACAGGTCGAATTTTCGCCTCGATGTCCTTTACGGTCTCAAGGCGATCGATCCGCGCTTGGCGACCCGCGTCAGCGGCTCCGCCTAACCCTCTCTCCTGAACTGGGGCAGGTTTCGGCTCGCCCCGTTTTTTTAAGGATATTCGATATGGCAATTCAGTCAAATCCCTATGGCGAGCTTCAGGTTGGCGACGCCACCACCGACACCCTCGGTTTCTACGGCGCGACTCCGATTGCCCAGCGCGCGGGCGCGGCGCAGGCCACCTCGCTCGTCGGCACTGCGTCCACCACGTCGCTTACCACGGACCACAAGGCGTATCTCATCGAGATTGGCAACACGCTGACGGCCCTTGGCCTCTGGAAAGGCGCCGCGTAACATGCGGGTCGCGTTCTGCGTTCCCTCACTGAATGGTCCCACCGCCCCGTTTGTTGCGGCATTGGAGCAATCCTTGCCGCTGATAACCGGGGCGGGCTGGGGCGATATCTGTGTAGAGGAGCGCGGAAACCCTTATATATCGGTCGCCCGCGCCACGATGCTCCGCAAGGCATTGGACGCGGGCGCTGATGTGATCGTGTTCATCGACTACGACCTATCGTGGGATGCTGGCGATCTGCTGAAGCTGATCGAGACACCCGGCGACGTTGTGGCGGGCACGTACCGCTACAAGAAGGACGAAGTCGAATATATGGGCGCGCTGTTCTGCCGTCCGGACGATCGGCCCGTCACCCGTCCTGATGGGTGCATCAAGGCGCAGCGTATTCCCGCCGGCTTCCTGAAGATCACCAAGGAAGGCGTGGACAGGTTCATGAAGGCCTATCCCGATCTGTGCTTTGGGCCGCGCTACAATCTTTCGGTCGATATTTTCAATCACGGCGCTCACGAAGGCATCTGGTTCGGTGAGGATTACGCCTTCTCCCGCAACTGGATCGGGGCGGGCGGCGACATCTGGATCGTTCCCGATCTCAACCTGACGCACCACAGCGCAACGCGGGCCTATCCCGGCAACTTCCATGAATTCATGCTGCGTCAGCCCGGCGGACTGAGGGAAGTGGCATGACCATATCGCTTCCGATCCCCGGTTCGGTCATCATCAGCACCTATGACGAGTTGACTTCGGCGCTATCGCGTTATCTCAACCGCTCCGATCTCGCATCGGAATATGCGGGCTTCATCACCAATTGCGAAGCGGCAATGAACCGCAGATTGGCACAGAATCCGGTTCTGCCGATGCATGTCGTGTCGGAGCTGACGCTTACCTCGGAATATGTCGATCTGCCTCTCCGGCTGCTCAAGATCGATGAAATCGACATTCCCGATTACTGGCCGGTTCTGTCGGTCGCGCCGCAAAACATCGCGTCCCTGAAGTCCGAGGGACGCACCGCAGAAGCTCCGCGCTATTACACCCAGATTGGGGGTAAGGTGCGCTTCTATCCGGCGCCTACGTCAAGTCTGACCGCAAACATCATCTATTACGAGCGCATCCCGCAGATCAACGAGACCAGCCAGACCAATTGGGTCATTCAGGATCACAGCGACGCCTACCTCTTCGGCGCGCTGTTCTATTCGCGCTTCTACGAGGATGATCCTGCAGCGCGCGACTTCTGCCTACAGGCGTTCGATACCGTGTTGGATCAAGTCCTGACCGCCTACCCAACCCAGACCGACAACGCCCCTCTGAGGGCAGACGTTGGCCTGCTGACCAGAACCTGTTTTGCCTAGTGTCCGCGCCCTGCTGGGCGAATGGAAACCTGATCTACCACCCTTCCTCTCCGACAGCCTGACCATTGCCCGCAACACCTACGCCTCGGCCAATGGCTACAAGCCGGTCAGCGCGCCGTCGCAGATCGCCTCGCCGCTGACAGGAGGGTTCAAGGGCGGCGGATCGTTCGTTGCCACTGACGGCACGGCTAGACTGATCGCTGGGGATACGACCGACCTGTACACGCTTACCGGAGGAGTTTGGACAAGCCTGCTCGGGTCGCTTTCGGTCCCGACCTTCTGGCAGTTCGCGCAGTTCGGGAATGACGTGATCGCGGTCAACGGGGGAGGCCCTGTTTCGGTCGATCTGAGCGCCAATACCGCAGCGGCGCTGGCCGGCAGCCCACCCACTGCCGATCTGGTCGCCATTACCGGCGATTTCGTCGTGCTGGGCCGCACGGACGGCAATGTGATCGAGGTTAGCTGGTCTGGGCAGGGCGACGCCGAGGAATGGGGTGGATCAGGTTTCTCAGGGTCTCAGCCGCTCTACACCGGCGGCAAGATCATGGGGCTGGCCGGTGGGGAAGCGGTCCTGATCCTCCAGCGGTTCGGCATGACGCGCATGACATTCAACGGGTCGCAGGATAATCCGTTTCAATTCGATACCATTTCAACGAACTATGGATGTGCTGCGGAGAAGTCTGTCGCCCAAGCCGGCGATCTCGTGTTTTGCTGGTCGGACAGGGGTTTCATCCAGATCCAGGCAGGTGGAATTACCCCGATCGGCAGCGAGAAGGTCGATCGCACGTTCCGCGAGACCTACTCGCTGCCCGACATGGCAAATATGTGGTCCTGCGTCGATCCTGAGCGGACATTGGTCCTCTGGGTCATGCCGGGCCGCGTGTGGTGCTATAATTGGGCGCTGGGCAAGTGGACCGATTGGGAAATCCCGGTCACGGCGGCCTTCGCCTCGTTCAGCGAGAGCGTAACACTTGAGGAATTGGGCGCGCTCTACGGCACGGTTGACGACGTACCGGGGATGACTGACGATCCGTTGTGGCAGGGTGGCGATCCCCGCCTGACGATCGTGGGCTATGACGGCGCATTTTCGGTGCTTGGCGGCGATAATCTTGAGGCGACGTTCGGTCTGCCCAATCTGGAGCCGGCACAGGGGCGGACGGCACGGGTCAGGACGGCACGGCCGCTTACGGATGCGATCGAAGGCATCACGCTCACGCTCTACTATTCGCAGCGGCTGGGTAATTTCCCGACCGGGGTCATCTACACCGAGCTGCGCGATAATGGCGACATGCCGGTGAGGGTGGCGGGGCGTTACATCCGGCCAGAGATCAAGCACGCGGCGGGGTCGGCATGGACCTATGGCCAAGGTTTGGAGCTTGAATTTGAGGGCGGGGGCAGACGGTGAAGATCCTCTCCGCAACCGCCAGCAATATCACGGCCTGGATCAGGGACGCGGCGTTCATCGTCAATCGGAAGGTGGATAAGGCGGGGGTCGATACCTACGCGGGCGATACCGCTGGCGCGTCGTACGACCAAACGAAGATGCAGGCGCTTATGGATGCGGTTGAGGCGCTTTCAGGTCGTTTGAAATAGCCGCATGGGTACGCGCGTGCCATTCTTGGATACGCTGAATTTTGTTTATGTCGTCCTGCGTCATCAATTTTTGCCTGGCGGTTTGGGCGGCAAGCCACTCGTCATCAGTCAAGCGCATCTCAACGATGACGACATCAAGTGATTTGCGGATGGCGTCCAACTCGGCTTCTGAAAACTTTAGCATGGTCAGGATAATATCACAGCCATGAGCAATTACCAGCACTGGCGCAACGCCTTCGCCGACATGTTGGATTGCCGCACGCATACCGGGGCCTGGCTGGATAGCGAAGTTGAGGCAGGCCGCATCAAGTGCTGGGCCACTGACGCGGCCGCAATCATCGCGGAGATCAAGACCTATCCCACCGGAGCGCGTGAACTGCACGGCCTCGCAGCCGTTGGCGACATGATGGTCATCGTGGGCGAGTTGATCCCGCAGGCCGAGAAATGGGGACGCAAGATGGAATGCGATTTCGCTTCCATTGCGAGCCGCGAGGGCTGGGCAAGGGTGCTGGCCCCGTTTGGATATCGTCTGCACCAGGTTGTTATTCGCAAGGATTTGTAATAGAAAAAAACGGGCCGAAACGGTGCTGGTAACACCGCTCGGCCCTGACCCTATGATGAGGTGACATCACATGGCTAAGTCTAAGCTGCCCGATATTAATGTGCTGCGCAATCTCTTGGACTACGATCCCCAAACAGGAATATTAACTTGGCGTGCTCGCGGACCAGAATGGTTTAAGGGGACCGATCCGCGCGGTGCACAATGGGCCGCAAATAATTGGAATGCCAAATTCGCGGGAAAGTCTGCCTTAAACTGTAGCCAGAGGTCTGGATATCGAACGGGAGCCGTCTTGGCTATTCCATTGGTGGCTCATCGCGTAGCCTACGCAATTCATACCGGCCTTACGGAATTCCCGGAACTAGATCACATAAATGGAGACAGGGCGGACAATCGCATCGTCAATCTTCGACCCGTTTCGCATTCGGAAAACGCTCAAAACACGGCGTTATATTCGTCTAATACTAGCGGCTACCACGGCGTTATGTGGGAAAAATCTCATAAGGCGTGGGCTGTTAAAATAAACATCGGAGGGCGCCAAAGGCGCATCGGTAGATTCAAGAATAAAGACGACGCAATCGCCGCCCGGAAACGCGCGGAGACGGCCCTTGGGTATCACCCAAATCACGGTCGCAAGCCTATAGGAGGCTAAAATCGGATTATCATCGAGCAAAACCACAAGCGGTCCCTCCGCTTTCGCGAAACCCTTTATTTCCCAAGGCGCGAACGCGATCACGGACGCTTACAACACGAACAAAGGCCCGACCGCAGAGATCGCTTCCAGCATCCAGGGTCTCGTTCCCGGCCTGCTTGAGAAATATAACGCTGGGAATCCCAGCGTGAACGCAGCCGAGGGCTACAATACCGATGTTCTCGGCGGGAAGTATCTCGATGGCAATCCATATCTTGAA